GTGTAGTGTTATTTAAAGATGGTAAAAAAGTAAAAACTTGGAAAGCAGACTTTGATGGGAATCTTGATTTAAGCACAGATGAAGTTAAGAAAGCTATAGATTGGCATTCACGAGGAAAGTAATGGATAAGTTTAAAATAAAAATAGTACCTGATTGGAAAGAGATTGGTAAGGTAGTTAGATTAATTCTAATGACAACAGGTCTAATTTTTTTAGCTGCTATATTGTTTATTACTTGCACAGATGAAACTTATATAATGGGTTATAATAAAGATATGGAAACAATACATCAGCAAATGTTTGAAGTAGATTCTTTAATTATGAGAATACAAATGGATTTGGATTCATTATATGAAGGCAATTAATGGAGATGCTCAAGTTCATATTAGCGTAGCTTTTTTAATTAAAGCTATGATGGCAGTTGGAGTTGTCACAGGTTCTTGGTATCAAGCACAAATGAAGTTTCAAGAAATTAGTATAAGATTAAATGATTTAGAAGATAGAGTAACTGTAATAGCTACTACTGTTCAAGGAATGGAACAAGAACACATAAACGAACTTGAAGAAGAAGTTAAAGAGCAAAGAAGCATATTACAAAGAATAGGATTAAAGAAACCGTAATGGAAAAATTTTTGATACAAGAGTGGGGAATTGTTGGTGTAATAGTATTCTTATTTATAGGAATGATAAGTTTTCTCAAATCTCAGCTATTAAATAAGCTCAATGAAGTTGAGGAAATATGTATTAAATTAATAGACAGATGGAATCGCTCTGACGAAGTTAGAGATAGAAGACATGAACAACTTCTACAGGAAATAAACGACATAACAGATGATTTAAATTTCCTAAAAGGAAGAATAAATGGTAACAAATAACAAAAAGGAGATAGCGGTATGGCTACTTTAGAAGAAAGAAAGCAAGAGCTTTTGAATCAACAAAAACAGATGGAAACAAATTTTCATCAAATTACTGGAGCAATTGCTGTAATTGACCAAATGATAGAAGACGATAAAAATGGTAAAAAAGAAGAAAAGAAAGAGTCTAAAAAATAATAGACTAATAAAATTAATTCTTCCTGATTCGTTTTCTAAATGGAAAATAAATATGACTAAACACTATTTAGTAAAATAAGGATGATAGACAGCTTGAAAACAATAGGGAACGGCGCCATTGGTGTCGGAGTATGGTGGGTAAATTTACCCGTAATGTTACAAATGTGCGTGTCAGTTGCGACACTTATTTATATCATTATAAAAATCAGTAAAGAATTAAAAGAAAGATAGCCATTCTATGCTTTCTACTGCCCTCTTCACCTCATACCGCCTCCTCCTCGGACTGAGTGGGAAGCGTAGTAATGGCTTAATTAATAACAAGGAGGAAAAAGGAGTGAACATATGGATTTCTTAACAGATTATTTCACATGGAGTACATTCTTTTATTTAGTTGGTATTGTCTTAGCAGGTTCTTTGACTTTAGTAAGTACAAGATACAGAAAGATAATGAAAGAGTTAACAGATGTTGTTAAAACTCTTGAAAAAGCTAATGAAGATAAAAAGATTACTAATGCTGAAAAGAAGTTAATAATGAAAGAAGTGCTTGATGTCGTTAAGGCAATCATAGGACTTAGATGGAATATTTTTAAGTGAACCATAAACAAATAAGAGCTTTGATAAAAGATACTCTTCAAAAAATGGGTATGTGGAGTCAAGAAGCAGAAGAGCTTGTCTTCTTAACGGGAATGGTTGAATCAGGATATGATTATATATATCAAATTGGTTCAGGAATTGCTCGTTCATTTTGGCAGGTAGAAAGTGCTACTGCAAAAGATTGTATAGATAACTATCTTAAGTTCCGTAAGAAGAAATTAGAGAAAGTTAGCGATGTAATGAATGTAGACCCTGACAAACTATTAAAAATGTCTGACGAAGAATTAAAAAATCTTCTTTGGGGAAACATGGTTGCAGGTATAGTTTTTTGCAGAATCAAATATTGGAGAGTTCCTAAAAAGATTCCATTTGACTTAGAAGGAATGGCAGGATACTGGAAAGCTTACTACAACACAGAAGGAGGAGCTGGTACAGTATCTCATTTTTTAGAAAAAGCAGATAAAAGAAAAGATAAAAAGTAGGTTGAAATGGCAGGGAAGCAACATTTAGTTTTAAATTCATTTCACAATGGCTTAAATACTAAAATAAATTCTAGAGATATAGCCGATGATAATTTAGCTATATCTGACAATATATCTGTTGATGACGTTGGCAGGCTTACTATGTCAGGTAAGCCTGTTATTGTTTCTTTAAGTAGTGAACCTACTGTTGATAGTTTAACTGATGGATATTCATTATTTAGATTTAGTTCTGATTACAATACATCAACAGCAGGAAGTGTAGCTGCAGGTTCAATCTTAGCTGATACTGATTATATTATACTTTGGAATGATACTTTAGGTAAGCTTTATTGGCTTCCTGGAACTACTACATGGGAAACTATTTCAGCTTTAGATTTATCTAATAATAATCAATGGGGAACTACCCAAGCAGCTTTACCTATGTTTTATTATGTAGATGGTGCATTAAGAATATCAGATGGAAATTTTACAAATACAAATAATGCTCCTCAATGGATAGGAACTATTAATAGAACTTTATTTCCTGATGCTACGACAGTTGCTATTTCAGGATGGCAAAGAGAAAAGCAAGAGTTAGAAAAGCCTACTGTTGGGACTATATCTTCAGTTACGACTGCTCCTCCATCAACAGGAATACATTGGATAGTTAATAATTTAAAACCTGAAGACCAATTATATGATTTTTCAGATGCAGAAGATGCTGATGGAGCAGGTACTACTAGTGGAGATACTGATAATAATTTATACAGCGTTACAAAAGGTATTACTTATGCTGAAGGTGAAGGTCAAGAGCAAATATCTCCTGAACATTGGCAAACATCTAGAAAAGAAACTGATGGATATGGGAGTAGTAATTATCATGCATTTGCGATGGCTTTTCATGGTGAAAATGATGACCATAGTAACAATTTTATATGGACAGGTGTAAATGCTACTACATTTAATCTAGGTGGAAGTTCTAAAACATTTAGCACAGGTCAATCAATTTACGCAGCAGTAAGGTTGCCTGGTGATGAAAATCAAGATTTTTGGACAGGTAGCCATGTTAGAAATCTTTCAGGAGAAGCATCTATTTCACTATCTATTGCAGATGCTTATATAAAATTTAAAGATAATACTAGTAGTAATTATATAAAATTTAAAATAGACCATACTAAATTTACAGATGCAACTACGCCATCAGGTCAATGGCATATTGTTGAATTTGCTTATGATGACGCTTATGAAACTAGTATAAGTGGTACTTTTTATCCAAGATTAATAGAATTAGAAATGGTTATTACTTGGACTAGAGTTAATAGTATTTATAGTAATGGTACTTCTAATAATAGTACAGGTAGTTATAGTAACTATAGAGATATTCCTGGTTGGGATATGATTCAATTATCTGATTTTAGAATTGGAGATAACGACTTAATAGGCGTTACAACTGTAGGAAAACAAAAATTTTTAATGAGCTATACATACGATGAAACAGATAACGAAAGTTTATTGTATGACTTTGGCTCAACAGAATCAAATGAATTAGGAAATGTTGTATTTGAAAATTCTACATCTTCTTATAAAATAGGAATACAAGCTAGAGTTTCTCCTACAATAGGAAATAAAAGAGTTACAGGCTCAAATCTTTATATGGAAGACGATGGCATACCTTATAGAATATCTCAATTAAGATATATGAAAGGATTAAAAGGAGCTTGGGAATCTGAATATCCAACATCAGGTAGATTCTCAGATGTTTCAAGCACTAGAGTTACAGGAACTGTAAAGACAGATGGATTGCCATTATTAGAATCTTATGAAGCTATGAATGGTTTTAGTCCAAATGTTGAATCAAATATTGCAAGTTATAAAACTGCTACTGTTTTAAACAGAAGAACTTATATTGGGAATATTTTACAAGATGGTAAAGTTTATAGCGACAAAATGATTAAAAGTAATGCTAATTCTTTTGATGTATTTCCTTCTGAAGGAAAATCAATTGATGTAATTAAAAGTGATGGAGATTCAATAATTAAATTAGAATCTTACGCAGATAGAATATTACAATTTAAAAAGAATGTAGTTTATTTAATTAACGCAACTAGAGAAAATGAATATTTAGAAGATACTTTTTATGGAAAAGGTATTCAACATCCAAGTTGTAGTACTGTAACAGATGCAGGAATAGCTTGGGTAAATGAAAATGGATGTTTTTTATATGATGGTGAAAAAGTAAATAATTTAACTGAAGGTAAAATATTGGATACTGAATGGCAAACTTTTATTACTTCTAGTTCTGATATTGGATATTTACCATTAAAGAAAAAATTAATTGTAACAGGTGGAACAGGAACAGTTGATTCTTTTGAGTATTCTTTTTATACGCAAAGTTGGAGTAAAGGAACTTCTAAATTTGTTTCAGAAAAATCTAATTTTATATTAGATGTTGATGATAATCTTAAATACTTTACTAGAACAGGAACTGATTTATTAAAATGGGATGATTCTTCTTCTACTAGTGATGCAGTTAGAATATTAACAAAAGATTTTACTTTTGGTAATCCTGCATCTAGAAAAAAATGTTTTAAGTTTTATGTAACATATAAATGCACAGGAGCTTCTAATTTAAAAGTTTACTATGGAACAAATGGCAAGGAATTATTAACTACAAGTAATAATGAGGGAACTGAAGTAAGTACTAGTAGCACATTTGCAGGAACTTCAGATGCTTGTTATGATAATAATGGATTAAAAACAACTGTTGTAAGCACAACAACTCAATGGTTACAAGCAGAATTATTACCTTCTTCAAGTATAAACAATGTTTATTCTGTTCAATTGCATTTTTTAGCAAGTGGGACTGTACCTGATGATTTTGAAATTAATGATATAACAATTGTTTATAGAGAAAAACCAATGAAGTAATGCCTGTATCTAAACAAACAAGAAAAAGTCGCCATGAACAAGCTGAAAATCCTACGTTACAAAGAGGAAATCCTGCTTCATCTGAAGGAAGGGTTGGCACTCAACAATTTAGAAATATAGCAGGAAAAGGGCTTGTCCATATGGTTAGGTCTGAAACAGGTTGGAAAGAAATGGGGTCTTCTCAATCGAGTACTAATCAAGGAGATAAAGTTGAATCAACTACTATATCTGCAGG